GGATTGCTTTTAAGTCTTGTGCAAGTTCCATAGTGTATTCTGCTTTAAGAGCTCTTGATCTTGCAGTTACAGTAGTTTTCTCAATTGAGAAAGCCATCTCTGCAAATGCGTTTCCGCTAGCATCACCTAGTGCTTCACCGTAAGCAGTTGTCATACCTTTACCAGTGTTGTATTTTCCTGGTGAAGAATCGTTCAATACTGCTGGGTTAGTACCAGAGTGAATTGTTGATGTAGGGAAACCTGATCCAGATGAACCAGTAGCATTTCTACTTGAAAAGTCTGTGTCAGCCTCGTTAAATAACGCTTCTGTGCCAGATTGAGATGCAAATCTGCTCTTCATTGCGAAGATTAAACCTGTAGGTCCAGTCATTGGCTGTACACCACAGATATCGTATGCAATCAAATTAGGCATAGAACGTCTAACAAGGGAAATTAGAATTGGATCCCAATTCGCAATAGCTGAACCTGTTGCGTTAGTAGGTGCAGCTTCACCAAGAAATGCAGCGTCTTCTTTAAGAGCTTTCTCTTGGTTTTCGAGTATGACAGTTGTTACAGCTCTTCTGTAAGCATCTTTGATCTCAGGAAGATCGGCGTGCTCAAGAACTGGTTGCCACTTCTCTTGTAATGTTTCAGATAAAAACATCGTTCTCTCCTTATTTTCTTTCGTTATAATATTTATAAAAACTTATCATTTAGTAAAGTTTTTTTGTTTTTGTCCTTGAGATTGCGGCTGTATATGCTGACATAGATTCAGACATATCAATCTGTCCGCCCTCGGCGTCATTAGTTTCCGTAACGTTATTCTGAGCTTTTTCTTTCACAAAATAAGATCCTTTTATTGTCTCTAATTTTGCTTTGTAAGAATCAGCATCTTCGTAATCGATACTTTCTACTAAACCTTTAAACTTCTCCTTTTCAGAATCAGCTAGTGAATCTGATACGGATTCAAAAATAGATGCTTTAGTGTTTTCACCTACTTCTTTATTTAAGTCAACGATTTTTGAAGTTGCTTCATTTAACTTCCCTTTAAGTTCTTCGATTTCAGATGCTTGAGCATCTAATACGTTGTACTTTTCATCAGGAATATCAATGTAGTGATCTTCAAATAATTGTTTTAGACCAGAAATAAAGTCTTCAGCGATTTCACCTTTGACACCTTTTTCAATAGCAAGTTCGTTTTCTTTCATCCATTCCTCAACTACGTAGTTAAGGTAAGAATCTACTTTTTCTGTTAATTCAGATTTAGCAGTTTCTTTGGCTTCTTCTAAATTCTTAGCGTATTCTTCTTCTAATCTTTCGATCTCTGCACCAACTTTAGATTTGATAGCAGCTTCGAAGATAGTAGCAGCTTTTGCTTTAAATTCATCAGATAGATCGTCTTGGCCATTGATTAAAGCATCAACATCTTCTTTGACGTTAATCTCTTTAATTTTATCTTTGTGCTTGTCTTCAGCAGTCTTCTCTGCTTCAGCGTCTTTAGATTTTTCTGCGAGTTCCTCGCCATCATGTTCGACTTGGTCGCCAGCGGCAATAGATTCTTTCGGTGGTTTAATACTTGAAGAACCTTGAGAAACAGGAGCAGAATCACCTTTGTCAGCTTTCGCATTAACAGAATCCTTCGTAGGGTTAACATCTTTTGCGTAATCTTTCTTAGGTGCATCTGATTTTACTACAGCTGGACCTGTGTCTGTTACTTCTTTAGATGTTTTCGCTATGTGTGATGGTTCTGGAGCAACTGCCTTTTTAGCTGGTTCATTAGCAGCGGCTTCTGCAACAACTTCTTCAGTTGCAATCGCTTCTAAATCTTCAAGCTTTTTTTCTACTTCTGACATTTAACTCTCTCCTTATTAATTCGAATTAATATAATATAATATTTATAATATTACAATTTTGAAAGGAACTTTTTGAATACGCTAGCGTTTTTCTCTGCGAGTTCAATTCGTTTCGCTCTCTCAATTGTCTTTTTCATTTCGTGTATATCGACTTCTCGTATAACACCATTATCCCAAACCCATTCTTTGCCTTCCATGATACCTTGTACAAAGGCATCTGGCGCAGATGGATCTGCAACTATGTCGGCTGCAGTTGCTAAGTAAAAGTCTCTACCTACGTAGTTACTACCGCCTTTATTCTCCAGCGACCCCATGCCTCTGGAAGAAACTCCTAATTTTGCACCCTCATCTATTAAGTTTTTCACAATTTTTCCATAAGGGGTGTCCATAATTTTAGCTTCACCTATAAAGTTTTTACCTTCAGGTTTTAAATCGGTGATCATATGAGAAACACGTTCTAAGTTGACAGTTGGTCCGTCAGGATGTCCAAGTTCGCCAAAAGCTCTTTTTTGCTCGACAAACTCTTTGTTATAACGATTGACCTCTTTAGTAAGAGTTTCCATAGGATAGATACGTCCGTTTCTGTTCTTCATGTCAGCTTGCATGAAAACACCACGTATCTTGTAATTCTTTTTACCGTTGGTTTCTTCAACGATATATTCTGCGTTTGATACTTCTTCTCTGATAAGTTTCATTTGTAATACCTAGTAACTATTTATAACTTTTCTACGCTTCAGCACTAGCTATTGTACGCAATGGCTGTACTTTTTGAAGTCGCACATGTAATCTCTTGTAATGCTTCTTTAATGATGTACTCAGTACCCCCAGCAGGTATGTAAACAGTCCCTACTGTAGCGCCAGCTGATGCTTCTTTTATCGTCAAAGTTGCAGCTGATGTACAATGTACTCTCACTAATGTTGCCTTACCAATGTTATTGTTAGAGGCGTTATCTATGTTACTTCCTTTAAGTTCTAACTTCATCTATTCTCTCCTATTGTGACAGTATATCGTCTACAATTTTTTCTAGTTGTCTCTTTGCAGGAGACTTATCGATTTTTGCCATCAACTTAGGTACATCTACGTTACCTCTACGATCTTGTGCGAAGGACATCACTTTGTCAACTTCTTTTTTCAATCGTGGAGGTAGTCGTCTATAAGAGTTTATTTTCTTATAGTCGTCTTTACGCTCCAGTATCTGGTTGTTCAGTTGGCTGAACGCTATCGACATTCTCATCTCCTGATGTTTCAGCAGGTTGTTCTGCTGGTGTTTCTACTTCGTCCGAACTTGCAACAAAAGTTTTTGCAAGGTCTTTTCTTTTCGTATCCAAAACATCACCAACTTTATCTGTCAATGCAGATTTAAATTGAATCTCTGCTTCGATGTTATCGTCTTTATCTAAAGCATCAATCATTTTACTTACTTGTTCACTCATAATTTCTCCTTAATAATTTTGGGCTTCATCATTGTATGGATCTTTGATGATGCCTTGATCAATTTCTTGTTTAATCTGTTCTCTTTGTCTTTCGATTTCTAAGTCTGTCATTCTCAATACGTTTTTAAGAACGTAGTCCATAGAAAAAACTTTACCAACCATTTGGTTCTGGAACAAGTCTTGTGCTTGTTGTAACCTTGAACCTCTGATCTCTTGTTCTTTCATTTCAGAGAAGTAACCATCTTGCATGAAATCGTATTTGATGAAATCTGAAATATTGTTCCAGTCATCTTCACTCACAATACCTTTTAAGATAACTTGTGTTTTTAATGTATCAGAAAACAGATGTATAAATTTCTTTCTTAGTCTTCCAATATATTTCGTAAACTTAATCTCATCTCTGGACACCTCAGTTGCTTTACCTAATTGTAAACCACCTTGTGCTTCGCTGTCCATACGTGAGTAAGGTACGTTTAGAGCTTGATATAATTTCTTTTGGAAATATCTAATGTCTTCAATCTCACCTAAGTTTGAACCACCTGGTAAAGTTGTAATGTCAGTTCCTCTGCCACCTTCTCTTGTAGGTAACCAGAAGTCTTCCAACATAGACATGTAGTTTCTATCATCTCTAATCTCACCAGTTGATGCATCATATACAAGTTTGTTTCTGTATCTGTTCATCACATCTTTAAGATATTGCTCTGCTTTAATCTTCGGTAGATTACCAACATCAATCTTAAAGATTCTTCTTTCTGGTGCTCTGGATATTCTGTAAATAACCAAACTGTCTTCAATCATTCTTAATTGATTAACAGGCTTGATAGCTTTATGTAAATGTGATAGTATTACATTTTTCTGTTGATCAACTAATCCTGATGGACAAAATGAGATTGCGTCTGGATGTATTCGAATACCACCAGTATTCATTGAACCACCAACACCCTTTTCGTTGTACACATAATACTCTTTGTACTCCATTGGGTCTGGTGCATCACCAGGCATTTTCATCTTGCCGTCTTTTTTCTTAATCTCTCTAATCTTTTTAATTTTACGAGGATCGATATATCTAAGTTCTTTGATACCATTTTTAGGTTTTGTTGGATCAATAACTTTGTGATAGAACATTCTACCATCTACATACCAACGTCTGAATATGTCATGCCCTTTTTCTTCAAACTCTAATAGACGTAATACTTCGTCAAATTCGTTTTGAATTTTCTTTTTTAAGTCTAATGAAAAAGTCTTAACACGATCTAAGTTGATACGTACAGGTGGTTCTATTTCGTCTGAGACAATAGCCTCGTTTACGATATCTTCAATTGCTTGATCACACTCAGGTTGAATAGCAACTTCTCTATATCGTCTAATTAAATCTGCTTCATCTTTGATCTTACCTTCAATATCAAGGTAATGACCAATATGACCACCGCCACCGATGACCGTTTGTGAACCGTCATCTACGGAAGGCAACGTAAAGTCTTGTGACGTTGCCTTCTCGTTTTTAGATCGGGTAATCTTAAAACCAAATAATTCTGCCATAATAATATTTATACCCTTTTCTGAAACTACCTATTAAGTAGTTGTATTACTTTCCCAATACTGATATCTCCAAGTACATACAAATTCCTCAACTGCTGTAGCTGCATCGTAGTTTAGATCGATCGCTTGCAACGCTTGAGGGTACATACCTCTAAATGTGTAAGATTTGATCGTATTACCATTTCTGTCTAAATGATCAACAAACGCATCCACTTGATAATCAGTTGGATTTGTAAGTCCTTCATTGTCAGACATATTGTTAATACCGTTTGACCATCTCTCAATCGCATTTCTGATTAAGAAGTCAGTATCATTTAATATAGTTGTATCCCATGTCTCAAACTCTCTATCGCCTGCAACATAGATATTTCTTCCTCTGAAAGGAATAATAACTTCACCAATAGTTGATGCTGGTAAAGTAGTTGCACGACATAAGAAAGCCATCGCTTCAGTCTCGCCACCTACTTGTGCGAAACCTGGGAAAGGCATCGTAACTTTGAACTGATTAGCTCGAGCTCCGCCGCCTTTTAATTTAGAAACGAAATCTGATATGTTTGCCATGATTATGCTCCTACGACTTCACTGAACGCTACGCCAGTTCTTGTTGCGACAAAGTTAAGTTTGATAAAGTTGATACTTCTTGCAGGTTTGATAAAGATATCTGCAACAAATTCATTTCTATCGATAACTTCGCCAGTGTTGTTAGTTTCGTCAGCTACCACTGCAAAATCAGTGATACCTCGTCTACCTTGTACATCTCTTAGGAAAGGTTCTACAAGATTTCTAAATTGTGCTCTAGTGAACTCATCGTTGAACTCAAATAGTTGGAATTTAGCAGCTGTAGAGATAGCCTTTTCTAATGTGATGAATAGTCTTCTTACGTTGATTCTATCAAACGCACTTGGTTTTGATAACGCTGTTTTGTCTCCAAACAATACAATACCTTGACCAGGGAATGAAGTTACAGGATTTACTCTTTTTCTGTAAAGAATATCTCTCTGTGCCTGAGTAGGATTGTATGCTAATTTTAATGCGCCTCTGATTTGACCTCTGTTGAAACCACCTGGTGAATACCAAGGATCTGCAACTAAGTCAGTTCTAGCACATAAACCAGCAACATCACCATTCAAAGGTACAAATCTGTAAACGTCATTGTACTTATCGAATTGGTATTTGTAGCCTGAATCAATTACGGCATATGAACTTGATGGTAATCCATCAGCGAAAGCCGCAACGTTCTCAGTTTGCGTGACAGGATCAGTAACATTTACGATGTCTGCTCTTGCAGGTGAAACGAAAGCTACGCAATCTTTTCTTGCTTCTGCAAGATCGATAAGCATAGTTGCCTTTGTGTCACCAGTTGCATCAGCGTCAGTTTGTGATGGTCCACCGATAATGAAGTTAACATCAACTGTTTCAGCATCAGCAAACTTGTCGTATGCTAATTCTAACTCACCATTTGTTGGAGCGTTGTCGCTTGTTCCACCAGATAATGATGCTTTGAATACTGTTTGTGAAGATGTGCCTTCGTTATCAAATGTTTGACCAACTACTGAAGCACCTGCGTTTGCAAGTGTAGTTTCGTGGTCCATCCAATAAATGTACTCTGATTGATTATATAAAACGTCAACGTAGTAGTTTGTTCCGCCTTGTGCGTTTTTGGCGTCTGATCCTTGAGATAAACCTTCGTATTTCTCTAAGATAGCACCAGCAACACCAGTGATTCCACCATCTTCGTCTACTACAACAAGGTGAAGTTCATCGTTTGAACCACCGTTGTCTGAAGCATACTGAGATGTTCCTGGAGCACCGTCAAAAAGATAGTAATACTCCCATCTTCTTTTGATTCTAGCGTTGTCTACAACATCGTCTTTTAAACCAGTTTGACC